AACTTTGGCACACCACCGACAAATCCAACTGTAGTAATTTTTAACGAATTTCCAGTATAAGCATCTTCACAAACATATTGAGTATAATCTGCACCTGTTGCTGGAAATAAATTATCAATACTTGATAATAAATTATCTAAGAAATTTTTACCATCATCTTCTTTTTTCTTTTCGCCATCAGTACAAACTGTTTTATATTCTGCACAAATATTATTTGGACCAGAACAAGAAATTCCTAGTAGATTAAGTGCAAAGTTAATTGCCCCCCCAATAATATTAAGAGGTAATGCAATTGCACCAAGAATGTCTTGAATAGGTCCAAGAACTTTTCTTAATATTTGTTCCATCAAAGAATTCATCTTTGATAAAATTCCATTTACCAACGTGTCTATTTGACAAGCAGCTGCACGATATATTTGATTGATGTAACTCATCAATACATTAGTCAACCATTCTGCAAGGCGATCACCAAGATCTGCCATTTGACATCCTAAATCTTTCAGAATTTTATTAAACCACTCTGTTACAGGAGTCAATGAATTTCCTTCTTCTGAAGGATAAATCAATGCATTGATAAGATCTTTAACTGCATTTGTAAGTTTCTCAATAACAAATCCTTTAACTTTCGCTACAAAGTGGCGAACAACAAACATAAATTTGTTAACATATTTTCTCGCAATATTAATGCCACTATTGATAGTTCCAGTAACGGAATTTACTAAGTATGTTCCAATATTTCCACCGTTATTTTGAACTTCTGCTAAAAATTCTCCTAATAGAATAGTAGTTTTTGATTTAATGTCTTGATTATCACATCTATCTGCTACTGTTTGACACCATTTTTCATCTTTTTGCCCTTTTACTTTTCTAAAAGGCAAAGGAACTTTTAAACTACCATCTTCATTAGTTGCACCATCTGATAATCCACCAGTGCTTTTATTAGTTTGATCAGACTCATTTCCTTTTGGATTCTCAGGAGATGCAAGTCCATCAGTTGCTGGATTTACATTAGATGGTATTGCAGTAGTAAAGTTTTTATTTTCAGGTCTCTCATTATTTACTACAGTAGTTGCTCCTGGAGTTTGACCTATAGAACCCATAATAATGGGCTTTTGTTTATCACTATCTAAGTAAAAACCTACTACCCAACAACCTTTTCTCAATTGAGGATTTGCTCCACCAACATTTCCTGGCATGAAAGGAACGTTTACAGGCATTATTACATTTGCCCATGGCAAATCTTTTGTGGGCAATATCTGTCCGCTTTCTGGATGATCTCCTACAATACGAACTTTATAGCGATAACCACCTTTGTTATTTTTTTCATCAGAGGCGGTTCCTTCAACTTGCCCTACCCACCAATTGAATCCATCATTACCGACTCTTTGGGTTGGTATTAACTGAGATAATAACTGATCCATATCAATTAATCATCGTAAACTTTACACTCTGATGCTGATGGATTAGCGTCACAAAAAAGTTCTAATGGAGTAGGATCATGATGATCTCCTGCTTCAATTTCTTTTTTATGATGTTCTGCATATTCTTCTAAATCATGCAATTCACCTTCAATATGACGACGACGTTGTGGGGAAATATTTGGATTTTGAAGCTCTTCTTTGTCTGCTTCAATATGTTTTTCTATACTGTCCATTTTAGTTACCTCCGTATACATTATTTAGTGCCATGATTTGATGCTCTATCCTTGAGACCATAAGAGTCTCGCAGAAGTCTGAGAGTTGTTAGAAACTTACCAGATGATCCACTTAATGGATCATATGAATGTGTTACCTCTCCAATTAAATATACACCACTACTTTCGGTATCATATGGTTCTTCTCTTCCATCTTTTGTTGGAACTTTATTAACCAATCTGATATCAATCTTATCACCAGCACAAATATCTGGATTGCCAGGAATCACAACTGTACAAGTTTGATTTTTAAGTAGTTCGTATCTTGCGATAGATTGAGTAGCATAGTATTTTTGCCAATCAGCAAACTTTGATGGTGAAGTAGATCCATCTTTTTCATCTGGAGATGCTGGACCTAGCCCATTATACCATGTTTCATGATCTAGTAGTATAGACATAATCCTTGTGGGATATTCACTCATTTCTATTTCGTTTGCTGGAACTAACGTTAGACCTTCCTGACCACCCAGATGTGCCATATTGTCATAACTATCCTTGATCTTATAGACGTATTCTTCATATTGACCAGTTGAGTGATTGAAGAACACAACCAAAGAAGAATATTTTCCTTTTCTTAGAGATTGTAAAAGATCAACTTCAGATCCAAAATAAGATTCATAGATACGAAGACGTGTATCACTACCATCATCGTCTTGTGATCCTAGAGCTTCATAATATGGACCCCAGGACTTTGATTGGAGACTTTTTGGTCTTTGTTTACTATCATCATCGGCACATAGAGAATCAACAGCAAAAAAATTATAACCCCTTTTTGATTCCCAAAACAAAAATCCACCGCTACCATTTATACTTTGATATGACTCTCCCTGATACTTTTTAATTTTATTCTTATCTTTTTTATATTTCTCAGACGTATATTCTGTGTTAGTAGAAACACTGTTTCTAGTAACAGACTTCATAATACTAAAAGGAGTCTTTCTATTTGGTATAAATTTTACCTCAAACTTCGAAGGTTCTGTGCTAATTTCTTTACCTGTCTTGATATTGTTTTGTAGTAAGTCTTTGAGAATATTCTCTGGATTACCAGATAATGGTTTTGTTACTCTAGTAGTTTCATTTATAATTGCCTCAAGAGAAATCAAACCCAAAGTATATGTTTGCTGTTTCTGTCTAGCAAAACGATTTGATATTGTCCAAACATATAAAGTATAATCTACTGGTTCTTTAGAAAAACTGCTAATAATAGAGATTTCTACTTTTTCTCCACCTTGAATTGGCAGTGTCTGTAACAAAGCAACTCCATCAACAATGTCCATCTTCGCAGATAAGAATGGAACATCAACACATTCACCATACTCAAATGAAGTTATGATGTTTCCAATCTCATACGGATCTTTACCATTATTGGGAGTGAGTTTTACACTTTTAAGTCTAAAATCTGTTGGTGATGTAAACTTTTCCATAATTATACTTCTAAGATTGAATTATAGATTCCACTTGGAGTCCAACCTCTAGGAGATGAAGATGCCTGTCCTATAGCAGCTAATATAGCAGCACTAGAATCTCCACCACTAGATTGTGGTTGTTGTGTTGGGACATTTAGGAAAGCAAGTTGAGTTTTCGCAGCACGATCAGCAGCGTCAATAGTGGCAGATGCTTTTAAAACACCATTACCAGTATCAGCATTAGCAGATGCCCATGGATCAGATCTTGTATCATCTGGATCTAAACCAAGACCTTCATTGAATTTGTTTAATGTATTTTTATTCTTTTCTCTTTGTTTTAAAAACAACTCATAAAATTGTTTATAATCAATTGGTTGCCCAGAAGCGTTGAAATATTTGTTGAACCAATCACCAAATAATGGTCTATCTTTTACAATAGATCCAACACCAGGAATAGATAGTTTTTCTCCTTTCGATTTTCCGTCACGTTCCCTAAATGCGTCAAAATTTTGAGACTGATCTCTAAATTTTGTCATAGTTTTCAATAAAGCAGATCTATCTCTAAGAACTCCTTCCGCCACCATTCCAGATGGTCTTCCTGATGATAGTGGTTCCAAAGAAAGTCCAGGTGATAATGGAATAACTTGCTCTGGAGTTATTCCACTTGGAGTTTCTGCTGCCCTTTGATTTGGACCTTCTAGATTCTCTTGTGCGGCAAGATGACTAATAGCATCTACTTTTTTATTGTCTGCTTTAATTCTTTCTAGGTGTAAATGGGTATAATCATGTGTTACACCACTGCTATCTGTATATGGATAATATACTACATCAGCAATATGCTCACCTGCTTTTACTGTATCTCCCGTTTTTACAGTTGGTGTAACATGTCCATAAACATACCGAGTCTTATCGGCATGTTCAACAATTACTGCTCCACCATAGTCACCATAATTATTTGGATATGCGTCAATTACTTTTCCATCTTCAATTGCCATCACGTCTGCTCCCACGTCGGTGCCAATATCAACACCTTCATGTTTATAACCTTTTCTTTGTTCAGCAAAATTTGATGTAGTGCCAGAGTTTCCTGCCGTCAAAGTAGCTGGTCTGCCACCAGCAGGTGTTGGTAAAAACTTTTCTATCAATGGATTGACACTTGCCGTAGTTCCTGTAAAAGCATTTCCAGAAAGTCCTCTACTTCTTCTATTAAGTAATCCTGCGTTTGGACTGTTTCCATATGGATTTTCTTCTTGATTTCCATTACCAAACAACCATCTTGCTAATTGACCACCAAGTTTCTTGATCCAATCAGTAAGTTTTTTCCATCCTTTTGTCCACCCATCTTCTTTTTCATAATAATGCTTCAGACCTTCTGCCTGAAGAATGCCATATCTCTTACGATTTCGATAAAGAACGTCTAATCTTGCCTGTTCTTCTTGTTCAAATACTTTCTTATTGAGTGGTTTAACTAATTCATCTTGTCCTCTTCCACCCTCTCCAACTCGTACGAGAACACCATCTTTAGATCCTGTAATTCTAGCACCACCAGCAAGTTGAGGAACATTTTCTTTGTTCTCTCCACCACCACCGCCAGCAATAGCATCATAAATTGCTCCACCAGCAAAATCACCAAGAATACCACCAGCAATAGTTCCAACACCAGGAACAGGAATTAATGATCCTAGTCCAGCACCCAAAGTAGCACCAACTGCTTTTGCTGCTGCTCTACCTACGGGTTCTCCTAGAGCAAGACTTACAGCAAAATCAATCAGACCACCAAAAATAGGAATTCTCTTGAAGATTGGACGCAAGAGTGGCATTAAACCTCCCCTACCAAACATTCTCGTAGCATTTCTAGCAAGGAAGTTTCCTCCCATCCTATTGACCATACTACCTTTGTTTGTTCCAAGTGCTTTACCAACACCACCAGCTGCAGCGCGGAATCCACCACCACCACCAGTACCAGGACCACCCATACGCATTCCAAAGAAATCACTCAAGCGACTTACAAGTCCACCTATAAATCCACCGCCTTTTCCACCAAATCCATATTTTTTCTCAGGAGTCAACCCACTAGAAAAATCATCTGGTGTAAAACTAGTTTTTTCTTGTGCCGAGAGAAGTCTCGACATCATGATAATCTGGTTTTGTTCAGCAGCAGCGGCAAGTTGTCTTTGTTGATCTAATTGACGCTCAGCAACACGAACTTGTAACTGACCTAAAGATTTGATTCCATCAACTACTTGAACATTTACCTGCTGAACACTATCAACTGCTTGAATAGTAGAGTTATTAGATGAGACAATGATTTGTCCAATCTGATTTAGAATGCCAGCAAGATCTTTTACTTCTGTTGCTGTAGTATCAACAGCAACATTAGTATTTTGCTTGGTTTGTCTGAATTGCGATTTAACTAACGCGCCACCCAGAACGTCTGGATTTATCGCTGGTCCTGCTCCTCCACCTCCAGGAGATACAATACTCGCTATGCTATTTGATACATTATAATCAAATCCACCCCTAAAACGAGATACCTGAGTTCCAGAAGGATCTCTGCCAGGACCAGGATCTGTCTCAAATCTACCTCTAGTTCTAGCAATTCTATCACCACCAAAACTAGACCCTAATGCTCTCTTAAAAAAATATCCTCTACCAATTCCTGCTTCTTCTAGAGACGTTCCACCCATTTCTGCTTGCTTGGAAGCATAGGCA